ACTATTTGCAGCCAATAAAACAGCAGACATACTAGGAGTTCCCATATTACTTACAGTAATAGTTGGTCTTGGTAATTGACCTCGTTGAAAAGCAAAACCACTAGCTTCTACAGGAAACCTTAAATAAATCTCGCCATTCCAAACAATATTTCCATAAGCATCAAGATTACTACCAGAATGAAATCTATGTACTGTAGTTACACCACTAGGATTACCTGTTGCATAATTAAGTCCTTCTTTTAGCTCAAGTTTGAATAACTCAATAATTGAAGATGGATTTACTTTTTGTATGTCGCTAAAAACAGGTGCGGTATCTATTGTCATGGTTCAAATTTTTGTACAAATGTAGCTGTTATCGTAGCTAAATTAGGCACTTTAATCGCCTTACTCCATTGTGGGCAAGTAAATTTATATGATGCTGTTTTTGTTATAGAAACATTACCGCTTGTGGTCGCACCACTAGCTGCTGTTACAACAAAAACATTTGCATTAGTAACAGAAGAAACTACATAAGTTCCATCAGCAGAAGAACCAGAAGTAAAATCAATTACCAAAGAATCACCAGCAAATAATCTATGATCTGTAATAGTAATAGTTATTGTCGTACTGCTTTGTGAATATGTGCCTGTCTTCGTAAACGCTTCTTTTGGTGGTGAGTATGTAAAACTTGCTTTATCTCTTGCACGTTCTTCTAAAAAATATTCAATAGTATCTGACTCTTCTTCACTTATGTTTTCCCATTTTAAATTAAAAATTTTAGGATCTTGATTGTTTGGCAATCCAAAACCTAAACGATGTTCAAATCCATCTGCAAAAGATACAACTTTAACTACTGGCTTAGATTTTTTTGTAACGCTAAAACTAGGTTCTATAGATGGAAAGTTTGCCATTTAGGTTAAAAGTCCTCCCGGTCTTTTTTGTTTTATCATTTCTGATTGTATAGCAGCAGCTAAAGCCCTGCCAAACTGCTCTGACTGTGCAGAATCACCTTGAACAGAACTACCAGAAGCATCTACATTTACGACAATATTACCAACACCTCCAGAACTTTGCACTCCAAGTTTTCCGTTACTACCACGTTTTAGTGGCATAATAGCTTCCGGACCAGCTTCTCCCATAAGTCCAAACCTGCCAGAACCACCTGATCCATAGGCAAACATAGTTGGATTTTTTATTATGCCTCCTTTTGCAAACTTAGAAATCTTGTTGCCAGCATCGTATACATTTCCCATTGCATTTTTACCACCTGTAATTCGATCAAAAAATGGAAAAGGACTTAAGAAGTTAAGCAATGATGCTCTCACAAGCATTCTGGTGAGATCTGCCATGATTGATCTCGCCAGATCACTAAAGTTTAATTTTCCTGTTTGAACAAATTTAACAAGGGCATCCTCCATACCTTTAAATGCATTACTTACAGCATCTTGAGTTTGTTTTCCAAAATCGCTAATAGTGTCAAAATATGCTTTTGCTCCTTGTTGTATATCGTTGAGAGCTTTATCACCTCCTCCGTCCGTTGTTGTTGTTGTCGATGTTGTTCCTCCTTCTCCCCCTACCTCTTGTGGCTTGGGGGGATTATAAGTTTCTGTTATCGTTTTAAAATTCTTTTTAGCTTGCTCAGAAGTTTCTTTTATACCCTTTTGTGCAATTTCAAAAGCTTTTTTAAAATTACCCATTGCTAAATTACCCAAAATAGATGTTAGATCTATCAAGCTTCTTGTTGTAAATCTAATAAGCTCTACAGTTGCAAAAACAGCTACACCTAAAGTTTTAAAAGTGATAGTTATAGTTTTTAACGCACCATCTGACTTACTTATTGCTTCTACAATTTCGGAAAATGATTTTTGCAAAGCAGCACCAACTGGAAGAATACTTTTACCAATTGCATCTTTTAATTCAGATATTGCAGTCTGCAATCTATCACCAGCAGCTTCTGGGCCTTGTGCAAGGATTTTTGCGTTATCTCCATATTTTTTAAACAGAAGATCTGCAAAACCCATAAAGTCTTCAAGGGTTACCTTACCTTGCTCTAATGCCTTATCTAATTCTGCTGGAGTTTTATTCATAGAATCAGCAAATAAAGTAAATGCACCGGGTAGTCTTTCTCCAAGTTGTTGTCTTAATTCTTCGGCTGATACTTTGCCTTTTGAAAACACCTGGCTTGTCGCTCTCATAGCTGCTTTCATATCTTCTAAGTTTCCACCAGTACCTCTTATACCAGCAGCTATTGCCTTAAATACTTTTTCTGCATCTGATACAGATTGACCAGCACCAACAACAGATGCTGTTAAAGAAGTAAATTGCCTTGTAATGACATCCTGTGGTATTGCTAAATCTCTAGATGTTTGTAATAAGAATTTTTGTGATTTATTAAATTGATTTGTGTCACCTATAACTAATCTTAATGCTTTTCTTTGTAATCCTAAAGCAGCAGAATATTCTGCTAAACCAGCTATTTGTTGACGCACCATTCCAACTTGCGCACCAATTGCAGCACCAACAGCAGCACCGGCAGGGCCACCCACACTTAAACCAATACCAGCACCAATAGCGCCTTCTGGCCCTCCAAAAATACCACCAGCGGCGATAGCTCCAGCACCTTTTGCAAAACCTTTTAATTTACTTTTAAAACCAGTAGCACCAACGCCAGCTTGTCGCATTCTGGCATCTAATGCAGCAATATCAGCAGTAAGTTGTTTAAACTCAACACTTGTAACATCAGCCATATTACGCAATCCATTCAAAGCATTTCTTTGTGCTTGCATTGCATTAAGACTATTTCTTGCACCAGCACCTAATTTGTTAAATTCATTCTTTACTTTTGCAATTGAATCTTTTGATAAAGATTTAAAATCTCTATTTAATCTTGTTGTTTCACCACGAAGCCTTTTAAAAGCCTTTGCTACCTCACCCTCACCTTTAGTTAAAAAAGCAATATTGATTTGTGAAGTCTGTTGAGCCATTTATTTCTTTTCCTTATTAAGTTCTTTCAAAGCTGTATGTTCCATAATTTGTAGCTCTTCTAAAATTTTACGCCTATCTCTAATATTGTAAAGGTCAAACATACCACCTTGCATTAAAAGAACTTCATACTTTAATCCTACAAAACCTCCAAAAGAAGTACTCCATTGTGTCTGCATATTACAAAACATCATAACAGCATCCCAATTATCCTCAAAGACCTCAAAATTATCTTTATCTTTTTTAGCTTTCTCGGTTGGCAGTTTTAGACCGAATGCTTTTGCGTCATCTTGCGTTTCATCAATAATTTCTTTACCAGAACCTAACCAGTAAAGAACCGCCTCTCTTAGTTTTTTACTTTTTCATCTACTAAAGATTTGGTGTAAGACTCTGATACTGCTCTTAACCAGTACGCATCTTCCATCATATCTTTTAGATTTTGGTTATTAAAGGGTATATCTTCTCCATCTTCTTCTTTCATATTTTCCCATCCAGCAAGCATCATTTTGAGCATTTCAAATTCTGTTTTATTTTCCGCTGCATCTTGATACTCGCTTACTTTTAATCTTTTAAAAATAGCAATAAATTCATTTTCTTCATAAACCCCAGCATCAGTTTCACTAGGTTCGCGAACAACAACAGGCCATTTAAATGTTTTGTTCTTTTTTCTTACAAAAGTCATAAAGTGTAGAAATAAATATACTTCTACACTCTAGCTCTTATCTAACTAAAAGTTAAGTGTACACAATCGATAGCTCATCATTTGCTGAACTTGGAACAAGTGTATATGGTATTTCAAGCATAGTTACGCCATCCATTTCTCCATAACTAACATCACCAATATCTACTTTAGTACTGCTTAATCTACAGATATTACCAGCGGCAGTTCCATGAGTAACTGTTAAGTTACCAAGAGCAGTATCACTTAAGGCGGCTGTGAAATAATCTTTTTGTGCAAGTGTTGGAGCTTCAATAGTTACAGAACCATTGGCTGCTCTGTCTGTAAGTAAGACTTCTTTAGTACCACCTACAAGTTCTCTGTAGACAATTGAATTACCAATATCAAAGTTAAGACTCTGTAATGCTCCGGCAAAACTTAATAACTGAAAACTAGTTGTATTACCATTTTTAAATATTAATGGTGTTGCTTGGTTTCCATAGGTGACAGAAGGCAATGCAGTATCTGTTGGGGCATTGTATATTCCGGTAAAAGAAAAATCGAGAGTTGGGATTGCTCCTACCTCTGCTGATAATGCTACATTTCCTCGACACCCGGTAACAATATGCCTCACACCATCTACGTTGTAGTGAATAGTAACTGATGAAAAGTTAGCTGAAATTGGTTCGTAAGTAACGCTAGTTCCAGAAGCTACAGTCTCTGAAAGCCCACACGCCTTAAGCGCACTTCCATACCTGGGCGCTGTTCCGGCTGTGCCGCTTCCACAAAACTCAACGCTGAATGTACATTCAACTCTAGTGTTTGCCAGTAACTGTTGTGATGATCCAAGATATGGTCTAACCACATCTCTGTTAACAACATCACTTGATTGTGGTGTAATGCTTAGATCAGTTACTAGAACTACATCTGTAGCGGCTGGAGTAGGGTCAGTTCCATAAGAACTTTCCGCTTCAATTAGAATTACTCTCTTCCTTGTCAGTTGTGCCATCTGTTTTTACCTCGGTGGGGAGTTCTGCTGGTTTTGTTTGTTGAACTAGCTTTCGTTTGCCAGTTTTAGGGTTCAGAATGTAAGTTCCACCCTCATTTGGGATTTCATATTTCATAATAATCAATCAGGGTTGATAGGCTTCACAATACATCATAGCTATGTCGTTAAACTGTTATATAAAGTTCTGTACTCGATATCAAACTCACAAGATATAACCCCTGCTGGTTGATCTGCTTCTAAAATTTCAAATGATGTTGTTGATGGTCTTATATCAATACACAAACCTCCTAAAGTAGGATCAGTTAAAACTTTATTATGTAAACTTTCAATAGTAGGATCAGCAACATTATCTGGCACTGCTCCTCTTGCTACAACAGTTATACGAATTCTCAATTCGTGAGTAACAGAATTATTAAAGCTACTTGTATCTTGTGGTGTGTCACTAATAGGTTCAATAATTATTGCTGGAGTTTCAGATCTTGTAAATGCTTCAGCCCTTGATCTATATATTCTAGTTCCTACACCGGTAGTCCCAGTGAGATTTGTTTTTATTTTTGCTAAAATCTGTTCTCTTTTAGTAGCCATATCACACCTTAGTTAATGAAATTTTACATAAAGTTCCATCATCTATTTTTCTTACATTTCTAACTTTATATTTAACATTACTTACTTCTATTTGTGTATCAAAAGCAATAGTTCCAAGATCAGCAGTTTTTACTGTTAATTCATAATCAGTAGTTAGAACCACGCCATCAGCAATTACTTCATCAGGCTGTTCTAATATACCTTTATAAGTTTCATTGTCATAAAAAACATTCTCTGAAAAATCTCCAAAGAATGTATTTATATCTTCTGTAAAAGCCATAAGAAAAAGCCCTCACAAGAGGGCTACATATTTAGCCGTACTTTTTAAGACCAACTAAGTTGATGCTGAAAGTAAATGTTGGTGATGATCCACCGATTGTCTGAACAATTTTAATAAAACGCTTGCTTTCATCTTTGTTGATTGCAAGTGTTTGCATTGAAGCAGATCCTGTTACCTGAGTGAAAGTAGCGCCAGATAAATCTGTAAATGTACCATCCGAAGCATCAGATTCAGTAATTTTAATATCTAATGTTGGAGAAGAACCGCCGCCAGCAGCACTATCCAAAATAAGCATCACATCTCCATCATATTCGAGAAGATCTATTGCACTTGATGTAGCTGTGCTTGTTACAGCAGCAGTAGCAACACCAGCAACAACAGTTAGTTTTTCTAAGTTCTGTTGAATAACAGACATTTTAAGATTCCTCCTGTTTATAAATAAACTCTTCTAATTTTGCAATTAGTTCAGTTTTAGTTTGTCTTCTATCGAGTTCTATTCCAAGGCTGCGACCATAAGTTTCAATTTGTGATTTTGTCATTTCAGAAAAATCAACTTCGTTACTATCGGTAGGCTCTGGCTCGACAACTGGCTCTGTACTGGCAATAGGAGCTTCACAAGCCTCAACAGCTAATTCAGCTTTATCTACTGCTATCAGGTAATTACCAGCTTGCTCTTTTACATCAACGATAGTGCCAGCACTCGTAGGAGTGCCAGCTATCATTGTTGCTCTTAGCAATTTAACCTTCATATTATGTTCCGAAGCAAAACGCAGTTGGTTGCTTAACAGCAAAGTCAACATCCTGTAATGCAATAATTCTTACACTACCGCTTGTTGCGTTTGCATATGGATCTACTGTTAGATCTAAACCAGACCACATACCAATACAGAACTGGCTGAAATCTCCAAAGAGTACATCGTTGTTTGCAAGCTGATTAGAAACAATAGCTGGATAGCCATTAATTTCATTGTTCTCAAATACAAACTGCGCTGTGTTTGAAGCTTTTTCTGTTGACTTCAATGCACCTCTTGCAGAAGCGTTAATTAGGTAGAACATATTAGCTACATCAGCGTTTGCTGCTGCAACGTCTGTCTCCATTCCGATGTACTCAGCAAAAGTACCGAATGTTGTAATTGTCTGTGTACCTACACCAGTTGTATCCTTGATACCAAGTGGCTCGTTTGAACTACCAGAACCATAGATAGCTGCATTGTCTAACTTAGTAGCAATAACCTTCGCAATATCATCCCTAATCATAGCCTCAACGTCTATGGATGACTGCAATAACA